TAGCCAAGATATTGGGTATTTCTAAAGCTGCCGTTTCCCAATGGGGTGAAACTCCTCCCCAGGCTAGGATATGGCAAATGCAATCTTTACATCCTGAATGGTTTCTTTACAGATAATTTGTTTATAATATTTTGAAACGCTTGGCGGCGTTACTCGTAGTAGGGTTACACATGCTGTCTGCTGGTACTGCGCCAGTCCGCCAACGCCGAAAGGTGAGACAGCAGGTGTAGCCCTTTTTTTTGGGTTTTATATGCATTATTATCAGCATCATATTGGTGATTTTATAAAAGACACCGCATTTCTTACCAATGAAGAAGTAGGCATTTATTTAAAACTTCTTTGGCTTTATTACGATACTGAAAATCCTTTACCAAACGATATTTTTACTCTTAGCATGAAAATAAATGCTAGAAATAATGAAGATATTGTTATTGGAATACTTAATATGTTTTTTAAATTGAAAGGCGAATATTGGTATCAAAGTCGATGTGAATTAGAAATTTCACAATATCGAGATTTAATTAAGGATAAATCTAAAGCAGGAAAAGCATCAGCTATTAAACGTGCGTTAAACAAACGATCAACAGATGTTGAACAGGTGTTAAACATCTGTACAACAGATGAGCAACTAACCATAAACCAAAAACCAATAACCAATAACCATATATATATGGATTTTGAAAAAGTTCTAAAAGCCAAAAACAAACCCTTAACTCAAACTTTGCTTAACTCTATTCAAAAGGAAGCAGATAAGGCAAAGATTAGTTTAGAAGATGCCATTAAGGAATGTTGTTCAAGAGGTTGGACAACATTTAAAGCTGAATGGATTGCCAACAAGGTTGACATTGTTCACCAAACAGTACCTAGCACATTTGACCGTGATCCAGTTCTTGTTAAGCTAGATGAAGAAGCTAAATTGTTAACATCAATTTCAGAAGATGTAAAGGCTAAATTCAAAATGTTAAAAGGCGGCAAATAATGCAAACAATTATTGTTCCAGTAAGTGGCGGGAAAGATAGCCAACTTTGTTTACAAATGGCTTTACAAGCGCATGGATCAGAAAATGTAATTGCCGTACATCAAAGTACAGGCTACGATCATCCATTAACTAATCAACATCTGGTTGACATGGAAAATCATTACAAGATAAAAATCCATATCACCAAATCCGACAAATACGATGATGTTTTTGATTTTGTTGAAAAAGTAGGGTATTTCCCTAGTAGTGTTGCAAAATCTTGCACCAGCCGATTAAAGCAACAACCTTTTGCTAAATGGTTGATTGACAATGATTATTGCAATGAAAACTACGTTATTTGGATGGGTATGCGTAAAGATGAAAGTCGTGCCCGTGGTGCTAAATATTGCACTTGGAACGATCTTGATGAAATAACTTTACAAGATTTTTCTACTGAATACAGAAATAACATTTTTTCTAAAGTTAAAGTACGTTTACCAATTGTTGATTTTTTAGAAGCTGAAGTATTTGATGCTTTATCTGTTGCGCCAATTAATCCACTTTACAAAAAAGGGCATAAACGTGTTGGATGCTATCCATGTTTGTTGGCTAGGAATAGTGAATGGGAATTGGCGGCACAAGACCCTGTTGGACGTAAAAACATAGAAAGATTGATTGAAATTGAAGATAAATTTATTGCTGACAAGAATCCAAGAAAGTTAATCAAAATACATCCAACCCGTGATGTTAGAGGTTTACTAAAAGGGGATTTGTTAACAGATACCACAAATTCAGAATGTTCTTGGTGCAGTATTTAAAAATTAGTTATGGGGAAGCTAGTTAACTTCGTTAATGGGCTTGGTGTGATGGCTTATCACCCTTGGGGAACCTATGGTTAAAAACATTGAAGTATTTGTAGAACATTATGCAAAGTTAGCAATTAAACAAGGTTGGATTGATTATGTTCGCCATCAAGTTAAATTAATGGAACAAGAACCACAATTCAAAGGCATCGGAAAGTTAATAGCCCAACGCATTAAGGAATTAAAGTGAAATATTACATAGGCTTTGATCCTGGCTTTTCAGGCGCATGGGGCGCAATCGATCAAAACGGTGAATACATTGCTTGCGGCGATATGATCCACACAGATCAATATATCGAAACCGAAAAGATATGGGATGAAATCACCGATATGCTTAACGGCAATGATTGTGAAATAACCCTTGAATGGGTTGCATCCATGCCAAACCAAGGGGTTTCATCAACCTTTAAGTTCGGAAGTGCCTTTGGGGCCGCTTTAGCGCTTGCACAACGCTTTAAAACACCTTGGCACCTAGTAACCCCTAGGGTTTGGAAAAAAGCGCTTAAATTGGATTCTGACAAGAAACAAAGCCTTGAATTGGCCTGCCGGTTATTTCCAAGGGCACCACTTAAAAGAATCAAAGATAACGGCCGTGCGGAAGCATTGTTGATTGCTTATTATCAATTTACACAAACAAGGGGGTATTAAATGGATGAATTAAAAGTTATTGTTGAAAAGCAAAAAGAACTAGCCAAAGAAGCCAAGTTTTTATCCGATGAAATCCGCAATGCCGTGTTGGAAGAAGTAGCCCAAGAATTTGACAAGATGCGTTTTGGCAACACATCGGCTTCATTTGCCGCTTATGTTCGGGGGATGAAGAAATGACACCCGAAAGTTATGCCCAATTTATCCGTGAAAACGCTAGTGTTTATGCCGATGCCAAATCACGCCGGATCGGTGCCGAACTAAAATTAAAATCCGCCAAAGCCGTTTTGATGAAATGTGCCCTACAAGATGGCGTTAGCCAAATTGCCGCACAAGAACGTGAAGCATTGGCCGATGGTGAATATTCCGCACTTTATGATGAACTTTGTAAAGCCATCAAAGTAGAAGAAGAATTGAAATATAAATTGGAAGCGGCACGCCTTTTCATTGACATTTGGCGCACCCGTGAAGCATCCGAACGTTTAGCAATCAGGTCACACGAATGAAATGCCCCATTTGTAATCAAAAAACAACAACGATTGAATCAAGATTAAATGACAACAACACTAGAAGAAGAAGATACGAATGCGCCAAAGGGCATCGTTTCAAAACAATGGAAGTCATATCCCAAGACGAAATACACGCGGAACGCGAACCTTCTAAGGCTAATCGCATCAATCCCGTGCCAACTATGTGGTTTCCATCTATCCCAAGCGGCCCATTCTAATTGGCATGGGGGCAAAGGCCGTGGGATTAAAGCTAGTGATGAATATTGTGCGGCACTATGCCAATCGTGCCATCACGAAATAGATCAAGGAAACGAATTAAGCAAAGAAGAACGAATTGAACAATGGGTTTTTGCCCATATCAAAACGTTGCATTACCTTTGCATAACCGATCAATGGCCACCCAAAGTGCCATTAACCGATTTGTATTTAGCCTTTACGCAAGGCGGGGATTCCGGCGCTAGGTTGTGAACTAGGGCTATGGCGTGGGTGTGCGTGTGACATATCGGTTTTTTCGTGCTTCTTTAGCTCTTTTTCGATAGCCATAACGTGTTCACGTTCTTTTTGCCATTCCTTTTTAACAACAAAATGTTTATCCATTTCGTGTTTGGTTTCACCCTTGGTAAACTTAAAATTCGTAGGCATAGTTACTCCAATACGCTTAACGCGCGTTTAGTTAATGAAATTCTATCATCTAGGCCAATTGTTCCGCCATTGATGCGTTTAGTCAATCCTACCCAATCTTCCGCTTCGGCTAGTTCATTGCAACCGTGGGTTTTCCAAAACCATGCCGCGCTTAAAGAAGCATACATGGGGGATGCCACAAGTTGTGGGTTTTTAATGAAATCTTGCCCAACCGCTTGGCCAAAATGCCAATAGTTATCGTGGCCGGTTAATTGGATCAAACCGCGCCCGTGGAACCGATCTCCATCACCACTAGCTTCATCACGGTTGCCCATCCGATTGGCGTATATCCGGTTGGCAATCTTGCTTGCGTTGCCCGCGTATAAAGGGATTTCTTCCGGCTTAAACTTGTGGCCAAACAACTTTTGAAGCGTTTCCGCGCGATAGTGTAGGTTTTCTTCCAACACCCTAAAATGCGCCGATTCATGGCTACATTGGCCTATAAACGCCGCTTGTTTCTTAACATCGTTAATCCCAAACGTGGTGAACGCCGTGGTTAGCGGTTCAGACCATTCCGGCCCAATGCCTAGTGCGTGTAGTTTTTCGGTGCTAATCATATATTGCCACTAAGTAACAAATAAAGCATTAAAAAACCAACGGCAATACAAATTCCAACCAAGAATCTATCCATTATTTGACACCCCCATTAACGGTTTCCATTACGGTTTTGTAATTTGCGATGCAAACATTTAGTTGGGTGATGGCGTTGTCCCCATCGGCGGCGATTTGGACAATAGCTTTAAGAGCCGATCGGTTAGATTCGGTTCCATCGGTTGTATTTCCGGCGGAAGCGGGGGCATTTGAATCGGCTTGTAAACAACCGGCGGCGGGGATGCGCAACTCGCCACTATCAATCCGATCGTTGATGCTAGTAACCTTGTTTTTAATGTCATCTTTGGCTTTCTTTAGTTGGCCATTGGCTTTGGCTAATTTGCCGTTTAATTCGGCTTCTTTGGCCCTAGCTTCGCCATTAAGGCGTTCAATTTCAGCTTTATCTTCAGCAACCCTTCGGTTATAGCCGTTTTGATTTGCAACATAGTATCCCCCTAAGATAACCAACAATAAACCCACAACCTTCAAGATCGTGGCATGGGCTTTAAGCATAGGGATATACCCTATAAAGTTGCTTAAAACATACGCTATTGCACCGCCAACCAATGCAATAACGGCTATCCAATAAAACAAATCATCAATAAACCATGATAACCAACTAAGCATTTGAAGCCCTTGCTTGCGCCATGCGTTCGCGTTCTTGATCGGATTCCAATGTTGGC